CTCGGACTCGGAGTGCTCGGAGTACAGCAGCCACTTGCCGACACGATGCGCCTGTCCTCGGGAGGTGCAGCCGAGCGCAACGATTTCGCTTTGCACTAGCCCATAGCGAGTAATGCCTGCGGCATCTTCGACGTATTCGACCTTCTGTCGATAGAAATCATCCGGGTCGTTCCAACTGACTAGCACGACCGTATGACGCGCCTTGGCGGACGATCCCTGATACGCAAATTCGCCATCGATCACATTGCTAGGAGCGAACTGATAGACCGCGTCGGTGGGGGCATCTTGCGTGACGGTGATCGCTCCACCGGACCAGTAGACCATTCCCCGAAAAATTGAGGCCATGTCTTGTACGACCTTGTACGCCTGCTCGCGGGCCTGAAGATACAGATTGCAGGTAAAGCGTGGCTCGAACCCGCCTAGTCCATTGGGCACCTGCTCATCGCAATATTTTGCGCCCCGGTAGAGTGCCCACTTATCAATCTGCGCTTCAGGAATGTAGCTGCCCAGTCCATAGCGAGAGCTGGTCAACAGATCATAAAAACACCAGGCCGGGTTATCCGTCCAAGCGATCTTAAAACTGCCGTTCCACACCCCACTGTAGGAGCGCGTGTTTGGGTCGTAGTTGACCGGTACCCTCACGCGCAAGAGCTTCATATCGTAGCTGCGGCGCGGGATGGATGAAAACTGTGCCGCATCCACGCGCAATGCGATCAACGCACTGTTGGGGTAGCGGAGCTTGCTTTCGATGACCTCGGTGTACGACTCCAAGAATGTCTTGTTCTGAATCGCCGTTGATGTCGAGTCAGCGGTAATTCGCCGCACCCGAATCTCCCAAGGCGCACTTCCCGTTAATGGCACGTAGTAGCTGCGCTGGTACTTGGTTGTAGTTTTGCCGGAAATCGTGTCTTTGATGACTTCAACAAATCCACCACCATTGGTTTGGCGATCGATGGCAAAGCTGACCTCACTGCCATTTAAGTCGCCATTGGTGGTGTTCTGGTTGGTCAGTTGAGGCACGCTCACCTTCACACGCACCGCATCCACATCGGCGTCCGTTATCGAGCGAACGACCGGTTGAGTAGCCTTGACCTCCACACCCACTGAGATCTCGTTTTCCACTGACGAGAAGCCCGGCACATAGCTTTGCTGCTGGGTGCCGTTACGAGACTCCAGGGTGATGCCGCTGAAATTATTCGTGCCATCAGCGTTTTGTATCGGCGTGTCATCCAGATACACTGACTGCAAACCAGCGACCAAGCCCTCGATCTCGCCTTCGGAGATCAGATCAACGACGCGCGCATAGGCTTTGGAGCGCAGACTGTCTGGTGCCTCTTGCGCCACCCGAGCAGCACCGCCACCGCTTTTGCCTCCACCACCGGCGCCAATGATGAGTGACGTCATGCCGCCACCTCATCGACATCGATACCAGCACTGATCACAGCAGACCCGACGATTAGCCGGCCATAGCCGACAGGCACCGGATGGCCTTGTGCGGTCGTATTCACGGCCCCATTAAAGCTGTAACTCGGCTTGTTCTCCGGTTGCTCATAGGGCTCAGCCGCTTTAGGGGTGGGTGCGATCATTTGCGACACGCCGCCCAGAATCATTGCCGTGCCGACTGAGTAAAGCGTCGATTGCGACAAGAATGCGCCGGACGCCGCCCACCCCATCGGGTTCCACCAGGCGACCGCCAGCAGCGCAACACCCAGAAGAATCTGCCCCAGACCATCGCCACCGGCACCCGAGATCACCGGCGCGATGGTGACGTTTTGAAGTCCCACAGGATCGTGCAGACGATCCATCGTTAGGGCATCGCGACCCGCCAGAACCCGGTATCCCACGCCGCGCTCGCCAGAGGAAACCAGTTCGCGCTCAAGGGATGGAAAATTGGCCACCAGTGCACGAATGGCCTCAGCGGCCGATGTAATTGCCAGACGATGCCTGCGGCCATAAGTTTTACCAAGCTCACCAAGAAGAATGACTGAAACCATAGCGAAGGAGGTGGGTAGTAATTTTTTGCCAGTAGCCGCCATAGACGTCTCGACTGGAGAGCCGTCCCTGCAAGTGATGCAGGATCAATCCATCGCCGAGATAGACGGCGGCATGGTTCGGTACCGGTGATGCAACCTGCATCAAGAAGCAGTCCCCGACTTTAAGATCAACGGGGTCAATGACTGAAAAGCCAGCAGCCGCGAAGTTGTCCAGATACAGGTTTTCGCCACGCTTCCACCATTCATCAAACCGTACAAAGTCAGGTAATGTGATCTGGCGTTCTTTGATAAACCAGTCGCGCACCAGCGCGTAGCAATCCAGAACACCATGCGACCACTGACGCCCAATCAAGGGGGCGATGTAGCCAGCGGGGATGAGTTCTGACCACTCACCGCCGGGAAAACTAACGATGTGCCAGATGAGACCGCTGGCTTCACAGGCGACGCGATCGGCCTGACTCGGTTCAGGCGCAAGCCCCGGGTGGCTATGTACGACGCCAACGATTTCACCTTCGGTATCTGCTGCTGCATAGTCCTCAGGGTGGATCACGAACTGGTCGGACCCGACGCCGATATTGCGACAGCGGATATACGTCTCTCGACCTTTACGGATAACCAAGAGCCCACAGGCTTCACGTGGGAACGCCTCGCGGGCGTGCTCGAACGCCAGCGTTTGGTTCGAAGCCAGCATTAGCGAAATAACCCTGCTGCGGGAAATCCCCCGAATGGCAATTCGGCAGTCTGGCCAAATCGTGCCTGACAAGACGAGAGACGTTTGCCGCAGATGTCTTGCGAGCTGGCAGTGACTCTTTGGTCGTTCGCATCAAAGTAACTGGTGCCGGTATAGCCACATTCACTGCTGCGGTAACGCCACGGACAGACGTTTTGCACGATCTGTCGACGTGGCAGATTCACCCCCTCCAAGTCGAAGGAAGCAGCGAGTTCGAACTCGATCACATCGCGTGTCTCACGTGATTTACGATCGATGTAGAAGATGTCATCTGCAAATTCAGCAGACGGGTCTGCTGTGGGATTGACACCTCCCGGAAAATTCACCGCATCCAGATATTTGGCCAGTGTGCGCTTGCGGGTAATCTTCGCACCGACCAGATCTTGGTAGGTCAGCACCAAGGCTGTGATCGCACCTGTGATATTGGCGACCTTCAGTTTGGGTCTGGGGATCTGCCCGTTACCGTTGAACTCAAACCCTTCGACCTGAATCGGGAATGCATCATAAGCGTTACCTTGCCAGACTACACGCTGCTGTAATGCATTGGTGCCGGCGTGAAAATAAACCATGCCCTGACCAAAGAGCGATAGATCCAATACGAAAAGCTCAATAACAGCACTGGGTGCGAGCTTTTGTATTTCAGCGTGGATGGCGGCAGACGTCATAGATCAAACACCTGCTTAAACGTGGCACGTACGGTCTCGATGTTGGGCTCATCTACAGACCGACTCCATTCCTCGCAGATGAATTTGCCCACCACACCAGCAGGCGTGGTCCATGTAAACGATTCGACCGCACCGCGCGCGCGCAAAAAGGCATCAATTGCAGCCGCCTCGGTCGTTGTTTTGCCTCGAAACTCCAGTGACCACACTTCAGGCTGCGTGTTGATCCCAAAAGCCAGTCGCTGCTCATAGCCGTCCCCAAAGGCAACCCGGCGAACGGTGGGGCGAATCGTGAGGCTGGCGCCTGTAGAGGCAATCCAGGTGAAGGTCGCCATTTACAGAGCTCGCCGCGAATCCAGTAGGCCGCCTGCGCGCTTTTGCGCAAGCAGCTCTTGCCGAACGGCGCTGGCAATGGCCCGCCCCAAATCACGCCCACCCGACTCATCCCCACGAGCCGCTGTACCGGCCTCCGTCACGTTCACAGAGATGTTGAATACGTCGCCACCGGAAGCACCCACTCCGTTTCCTTGCAAGGACACCGGAATCGTTCGACCATCGGGCAGCGGTACATAAGCCTCGGGTCGGGAGCCTTCGCCAAAGAGCGCCAGTTGGGGTGAGGTTGCCACGCCCCCCGAGGCATAAGCGCGAAGCGGGACAGGACCGCTGCTGCTCATGATGCCGCCATCGGCAAACGGGAACATCGAGCCGATCGCTTTTGCCAGTGGCCCGGTAATGGCGCTTTGTATCTGTATGCGGATCAAATCGGTAATGATGGATTGCGCGAGGCTCCTGAAGCTCAACTTGCCCGTCAAAACAAACTGCGTCAGTGCATCGGTCATGCCGGTGAAAGCACTGCGGGTGGCGTTTTCCATCTGGCGACCGACCTGCGAGGCTTCTTCCGAGACGTCTTTCAAAGCTTTACTGATACCTGCGGATGGATCAGAGAGTTCTCTTGCCCGTTGGGCCAGCTGCTCAGACGCCGTGGCTGCCCGCTGGGCTGCTTCAGCGATGCTTTTGAAAGAGTCAGCAAACTTTTCGTTGCCCGGCGAGGCCGAGGCAATGGCTTCAGCTTGGGTGGCCAGCTTGGTCAGCTCCTCGGCGCTTCTCTGTCGCGCTTGCGAGAGCAAGGTTAACGAGGCGACTTCGGAGAGGGTGCGGGATTCCCGCTGGGTCTTGATTTGTTCTTCGACCGAGGCCAATTCCATCTGGCCACGTTGCGCCTGCTCCTGCAGGTCTTTCAACGTCTCTGCCGGCTGGCGAATTAAACGCTCGACATTAGCCTGCTGCGCATCGCGCTCTAAGGTTGCTCGCTTTTTCGCGATTTCAGAGAGCTTATCTTCATACTTCAGTTTGTCTTGAACCGTCTTGGCATCTTTACGCAGGGCCACCTCAAGCAGCAGTTCCTGCTCGGCGTAAAGCGAGCCGATTTTATTGACGAAATCCTGTTGCGCCGCGACGCGTGCCTGGCTGGCTTCTTTAAAACTGATATAGCCGGCGTTTTCATACAGGTCGATCAATCGCTGGCGGTCTTTCAGGATGCCGGACTCTTCATCGACAAAGCGCTGTAGCTCTTTGACCTCGTTATCGATGCCCGCCATCGACTGGCTGGCAGTGATGGATGACACTTTAAAGAAGTTTTCCAGATTAGCTTGAGAAGCTTGGCGCTCAATATTCGAGCGTTTGGACGCAATCTCATCGAGCTTGTCCTGGAGCTTTAATTTTTCCTGAACTGTTTTTGCATTGGCCTGCAAGTTCTTTTTGACCACCGCTTCTTCTTGATCGTAAATCGAGCGTATCTTGGTCAAATAAGCTTCTTCGGCAGCCGCCCGCGCTGTGGCAGCTTCTTCGGTGCTGATTAAGCCTGAACTCTGGTAGGTGTCGATGATGCGCTGACGGTCTCGCAAGAGCGAGCTTTCTTCACCAACGGCCCGATCCAAGGCCCGCACCTGGTTCTCCATCGCGGATAAGGCATTGCTCGAATTCGCACCGTCAGCTGTGTTGTAGTTCAGACGCTTACGCGGTGCGGCTTGCCCATGATCGCCACCGCCAGCACCCTGGCGAATTGCCTCAAATCGCTTCTCTAATGCGTCTGCCAGCAAGGGCATATTCCACAGGTCTGCATAATTCTGGTTCGCCTGCCGGACAATCTCGTTGCGCTTGGTGAGTGCTTCTTTCAGTTTCGCGCGGTTCTTTTCTGAGAAGGGATTCATCCCTTCACCACCACCCAGGAAGGTCCCGGCTAATTCAATATCCGCCCACACGGCTTGGAAGCTGCCGACCATGGCTTGCACGGACTTGCCAATCGCCCGCAGGGCATCGATCACCACCGCCAATGAGTAGGCTGCGGTCTCAGCCCAGGTCGTAATCGACTTGTCCTGCTGGAGCTTTTGCATTCCTTTGACCGCATCGTCCGAGCCCAGCAAGATTTTCTTCAACTCTTCACCCAAAGCATTCATCGCAGGAATCGACGAAGTCACAATCGTCTGGGCGATGTAGCTGTACTCTGCCCGTGTTCTCGCCATGGCTTTGATGGCATGCTCGGCAGCGAGGACTTGTTCTGCCGAGAGCCGGATATTCAAATCCTGGTTGTCGGCCAGGTCCTTCAAAAAGGGCAGCATGCCGGCGCCGGACTTGCCGAACAATTCCATCGCAATCGCGGTCTTCCCTGCGCCATCTTCGAATTGCGCCAGTTTTAACGCGATGTCATTCATCACTTCAGCCGGGTCGCGCAGGTTGCCGGCTGTATCGCGGGCATCCACCCCGAGAAACTGCAAGGCCTTGGTAGCACCGGCCGCTTCATCATCGACGCCGGCCATACCCTTGGCCAACTTGGCGAGACTGCCTCCAATATTCTCAAGCGTGGTGTGCGAAATAGTCGCTACCGCCTGAAACCCCGACAGCGCCTCGATACTGGCGCCCGTTTGCTCGGACAGACCTTGTAATGCGGCCGCAGCCTCCAGGGTTTGAAGGACGAAGTCCTTGATTGCAGTGACCGACGTGACCCCCACAGCAATCGCAAAGGCTGACTTGGCCACATTGGCGACACTCTGCAATGAGGCTTTCATCTCATTGGCGTGCTTATCCAACAGACGCGCGCTTTTCCCCAGATCCGCATGAAACTCGGCCGTCTCAGCAGCGAGCTTGACGACTAGGGAACCAATATCAGCCATGTTTCTTTAATTTGTGGGCAAACATTGCCTTGAATTGCGCAATGTTTTGCTGGGATGGATCGGGTTGAGTTTGCTTCTTGATGAACGGCATGAAGTCGTCCGGGGCGAAGGGTCGGGAATGCGGAGACCGGTGGGCATTGGCAAAGGTGGCCGCGATAAGCCCGCCTCTAAAATCCGCCCGAAATTCGCCAAAAGGCTCCAGTTCATAGAAGGCCATCCATTCCGAGAGTTCGTCCGAGCCTATTTTTCCTAGTAAGTCACGCACCGTCATGCCCAAAGCCAGTGCCAGCCGAAAGGCAAAGCGGCGCACCGGCCGGGCATCTAGGCTTTTTTTGCGGCATCGACCGCATCCGTACCAATACCGTTGATTCGCTGGGCAATCGTAAAAACGCGGTCCAGCGCGCGAGCACTCTTATTTCCCAGCGCAGCCACTTCAGCATCGGTAAACAGCCGCGTGCCTGCGGCGTCGCACAGGGTCAGTGACACGAGACGCGCTCTGACGTTCTCCATTCGACCTTCCTTACCGATCAGGCTCGCTTCAAAGGCATCGCGGTCAGCTCCGGTCATCGTGCGCACCATCACGTCACCTCCCCATTCGGGAATGGCAATGCATTCCAGGGGAAGATCATTGGCAGCAAGGATGGATTCTTTGTTCAGCAGGTTCATGGTTTTATGCCTCCGTGATATCGCCATCGATCTCGATCGTTACCGACGCTTCGACAACTGCATCGACACCCCCCTGAACGCTGAACTGGGTGACATACCCGTAAAACGTCCAGACAGTGGGGATGGTGTCCGTAAAAGTGATGCGAAACTGTTGTCGGACACGATTCGCCCGGTCAGTGCGCAAGCCGTCGTGCACCGCATTGTCGGGATCAAAATGCAACGTCAGAGAAAGCGAGCCTTCATCCCGCAGACCCATACGCTTCTCTTTTGCCGTGGACGAGAGGTTCGTGACATCAATGACCTGGGCTTGTCCACCCGGACCTTGGAAGGAAACAATATTCGGTATCGTCTCAAAGGCAGTGGTGCCCATTCTGGCAATCGTGATGCCCTGGGCGATGATCGCGGTACTTGACATGCGTAGTCTCCAAAAAAAAGAAAAGGGGTTTTGGGGCCCGGAAGGGCCACATTAAAATGTTTGCTAGAGGTGGCTAGCGGAGATAGGTGTAGTCGACCGTGATTCGGTACACGCGGGCTTCTTCATCGAATCCGCTATTAACCATACGGACATCAGACACCGTATCGATCGCGGCCATCACCGATCCCAGGACTTCGTCTTGAAGTTGATTCGCTGCTTGCAGCGTCTTGGCATACACATCGACCTGCATGCGCAGTCGCACAACACCGTGCAGGCCGTTAATGCCGATAACCTGCTCAGTGGCTACGGGTGTGTAGACGATGTAAGGGAATGCAGTCTCGCCTGGTGCGATCAAGGCGAACACGCGCGTCTGGGCCAGATGCTTGATTGCTTGATAAAAGTATTGCATCAGATCTTGGCTAGCTTCTTGGCTTCGGCGTCGATCCGCTCAGCCAGTCGCGTCGTAATGGCATCAACTGCTTCTTGCCGCTTGACTTCGAGTGCCGGACGCAGGAACGGACGGGCTGGCATTTTTGTTGTGCCAAATTCAATGAAGCGCCAGTACCAGGCATCTTGGGAAAGGTTTTTCTTCTTCCCCTGAAGCCGGTATTTTTTCCCGTGCCGAACCGTCACAAAAAACGTCTGACGAGTCAGGCTCGATAGCTCCGGAATATGTTTCATGATCACGGAACGCTTTAAGGTGCCCGGCGGAGGCTGATTGGGAATGGCTTCCGCGGCTTTGGGTGCACGGGACTTGGCTTCATCCCGCACCACCTTGGCCCCGGCATACACGGCGTTTCGTAGTCCGTTCTTGGCCACTCGTGCGGGGAGTTGATTTAAGAGCTTCACCAGTTCAGCGGCGCCCTTGACTTGCATGCGCTCAAACTTAGCCATCATCGATGCCTTCTGAAGCATAAAGGGTCAACAGAACGTTCTCTTCGTCCTCGTTGATGCCCCCATGTATTTTGAAGATCCGCCCGCCATGCATACCTCGAAAATTCGGCAGGTCTCGCAAGTCAGCCAAAGTGGCTTGGTAGCGCACCGAGATCTGATGTGTGATCTCTGCTGATATGCGTTGCGCAATCACGAGATGGCGTGCTGAGATCGGAGTGATGCTGGCCCAGACTGTTTTGAACGGCATCCAGCTGCGCGCTGGCGCACCAAGCTCATCGACTACCGTTGTGGCCCGTTGCAGGGCGAGCCGGTGGATGAGCATCCCTGCCGGTACCGCTGTCATACAAGGGCCACCCGGTAGGGATCCAGCAAGCCATCCACAAACGGTAACGGGTCAATCCGCCCACGCATTAAGATCGACATCTCCTCGCGGTGCGCGTAGAGACTACCGACACGCAGCTTGATCCAACTCTTAAGGCCCTCGGGTACTGTTTGCGCTGCACCATATCCCGCATCGAAGGTGATCGTCACCGCACCAATCTGCGGCAGGGTGTTTGGCCAGGTCTTGCCAAACACCGGGGTGATTCGTGCCGGCTCACACGCGGTATCCACCACGTAGTCGATCAAAGGCATCGTCTGACTAATGCCATTCATGTCGAGATACTGAATATTCATGACCGATTGCACCGGGCATTTCGCTAAAAGGATGGCATGACATGGAAATGCATCCAGTACCAGCTTCCAGCGCGCAGTCATCAACTGCCTGCCCGTCAACGTCTCTGCTGCCTGACGGGCAGCGGTAATGATGGAGCTAATGAGTGCATCGTCATCGTCAACATCTACCCGCAGGTGAAGCTTAGCCTCGGCCAGAGACACCGGTTCCCCTGCGGGTGGCGTGACGAGTTGCAAGGACACGGATTAGACGACCTGAGCGACCGCTGCTTGGTTGGCGCCTTCAGCCGGTGCAAAGCGTGGATCAACCCCTAGCAATTGAGCGGCGGTCTGGGCGGCAGCACTGGCAACTGTTACCACGACGCGGACATAAGTAAAGCCGCCATTGACATCCAGCTCGTCCGGGCGAAGGTTGATTAGCGCCTGACGATTTGCGCCATTTACCGCTTGAGCTAGCTGGGTAATTGCTTTGCCAGCGATGTCCTTAGCGCCTGTGCCTGCGGCATCCGTTGATTGCTGAAGCTTCGCATCTACGGTACTGCCATTGGCCATGGCACCGGTCTCGATCATGGCCAATAGCGTATGGTGGGCATTCAATGCCACCCAACCGCTCGCAGCCACACCAATGGCTTGGTTGCTTGGATCAATACTGGCAAGTACTGCCAGTCGTTCACTACCTTTTGCGTTGGGAAACATACAAATCTCCTTAAAATTGTGGCCGAGTTAGCGAGCGCCGAGTTGAACGAAAGGCGACATTGACGCGCTGCCCTTGGCTGGAGAGATGGGCGCTGCAATCTTGGATTGGCCGTCCATGCGGAAGGTGGTCCTAAATGCCGTTAGATCTGCGTCGAAATAAAGATGCATCGACGTGGCTGTTTGCATGCCGCCCGCTTTAGTGATGGTCTGGTAGTAGGACAAATCAGCAAGCAGCACGTCCCCTTGGCCTGAGAAGGTGTTGGCATGTTGAGATATAAAAACCGGTCGACCCAGGAGGCTGCCGTAAGGCGAGATCTGAATGCCGCCTACCGACAAGCCTGTAGGCAGATAGATCGGATAGTTGCCCAGCGTGAGTGTGAAGAGGGCTGGAAGCACATCGTTATTGACGATCCAGACTGATTTCCCAAAACTTCCCGGTGGCAGTCGAGAAATCATTTTTGCCAGGTTTTGCGGCGTGAGGGTTTGCGTTGCCTGGTTCTGCTCTTTAGCAACGGTCACCGTTGTGCTGTTGTTCATGCAGCCCATTGGTACCCCAGTCCCCGAGCCAAAGAGGATGGATTCGTTGGTTTTCCAGCGAATGGAGGTGGCGATTTTTTCGGGCAGATAGCTCGACAGGGCATTGGTGTCGTCGAGCAGCTCATCGGTGACGGGAACTAACGCCATCAATTTTTTAAGGCGCAAGGTAGACAGCCCCAACACCGGCTTCGTGCTAGCTGCAGGCGTGGCTTCACCCTGCCAGTACGCACGAATGCCGTTGCTGCCCCAGGGCGTAGTTTCATCTTTCGGAAACGCCATCGTGTTTCCGGTGATCTCAACGTTATCCGTCATCGGCAGCAGCGAATCTTCACCCAGGGACAACTGGAAGATTTCACGCGCAAACTGCGGCGGCACCAGAAAGCCGCCGTCTTGTGCAGAGCCTTCATTGCCGAAGTTCGCTGGCACCGCCGCGCTGCGGGCCGAACCAAGGATCAAACGTTCATCGATTGTGCTGCCGGGCTTCTGGGCCTGGCAGACAGTTTTCAGGAATTCGCCAACGCTATGAAAGCCATGGGTTGGATTGCCCTCACGGTTGTCCGTTACAGAAATGATGGCTGAGGGGGTAATCGGTGCTGAATAAGCGACATGCGCCATCTGCGCTTCTTCAGCGATCAAGGCCGCTTCGCGGTCGATTGCACCGGACGCCGCTTCGATTTTCGATTTCAGCGCATCAAAGGCCGACAATTCTTCATCGGTCATGTCGCGCTCTTCTGCAGCAGCGATATCAGTCAGGGTGCGTGCATCCTTGACCAGGTTGGCTTTGCGAGACTGAAGCTCGCGCAATTTATTGCTCATTAGGTCTCTCCATAAATAAAAAAGCCACCCGAGCAAGGGTGGCGATTGGGGTGCGACCTATGGGTCGCAAGGTTTGTAGCGCTCAACGGAGCGCATCAAGTTAAATTTAAATTTTTACATCAAGGCGATCGCATCACGTGCATGTTGAAGACGTGGGACATGCGTAGATCTCAAGGGGATTGTAGTGCGTGCCTGCTTTTGCATTTTGAGCAGTACTTGATCAAAGCTGGCAACGCTATCGACCATGCCTTGTTTTATTGCAGCGTCAGCGCCAAGCACACGACCTTGCCCCATGCCCGAGATAACGTCAGCGACCGATACGTTTCTGCCCTTGGCAACCGATTGCGCAAACGCTTGGTAGTAGTCCTCCACCCGAGATTGCATGAACGCTTGTGCCTCGGGATCCAGTGGGCCGTAAGGATTGCCTTCTACCTTGTAAGTGCCGGAGGAAATCAGTGTTGTCTTGATCCCGGCATCATCAAACGCCTTGCTGAAATCCTGGTGCGCTTGCCACACGCCGATACTGCCGACTTCGCCACCCGGGGTGACGTAGAACTCGCTGGCCGAGCAACCGATCCAATAGGCAGCCGACGCAGCCAAACTGTTGGCAATTGCGATGATGGGTTTTTGTGAGCGGGCCTGAAAAATCTCCTCAGCCAGTTCAGCCACCCCGTAGACGCTGCCACCCGGGCTGTCGATATCGATGAGTATCTGACCAACTGAGGTGTCAGCCAGCAGCTGACGGAGCGCTGCCGAGAATTGTTCGGTGCTGGTGCAACCCGGCCCTGAGATGTTGTCGACCATATTGCCGCGTTGCGTGATGACACCGTAGAGCGGCAGCACAGCGATGCCTAGACCGGAACGTTCAGCCACGTATTGTTTGCGTGTAGTACGAACCACGCGGTCCGTATGGATCTGAAACTGCACACTGTCCTCGGGCTCTCGTCCACCCGACCAGCGCGCCAAGACACTGGCAATCGTCTGCAGTCGGTCAGGCATCAGCGCCCAGGGTGTGCTCAGAAATTCTCCAAGCAGTAATGAAGGATTCATGGTGTCGTTCCCAATGTAATTAGTAATTTACGCAAGGTGCTTTCGTCAGGGAGGGGGTCGCAGTTTTTTGCCCAGTGCTTGACTGATTCGTGGCTTACGCCCAAAGCGTCAGCAATGAGCGATATATCGTTCGCGCCAATGACTCCCTTTTTGTGAATGCGTCGCGCCAGACGGCGAGCGTTCGATGCAACTAACGCGCCAAACCGCAAGCGCAGATCGGCGTCAGTTGGGTTTGCTGTTTCCCCGGGCTCCGATTCCGGATCGGTATCAGGAGTACGCGATGCGCTTTCCGTTTCAGACTCTTGCGCATCAGACTCTTCGACCATGTTGAGCGGCCGCAGCGGCTGTTCAAGACCGGCAAGAGGATTTAAGTTTTCTGCTGCCCGCGCTTCGTTACGAGTGAGCCATCCGTTTTGGATGCCGCTTTGGTAATACGCTGAGCGGCTGGCCACATCACCACGCATCAAATTAGAAAAATCAAATTCGACTTCCAACGCTTCGCTATCGAAGATCAAATCACGTCCAATTGCCGCTTCCCAGCGCTCAGCCCAGGGTGTCATCGTGTGCATGACGAATTCCAGACTCTGCTGTTCGATATTGGAAAAGGTGGCCCGGTCTAGATCCGCGATCATGTGGGGTGGCAATCTAAAAAGGCGCGCAATGTCCGTGATCTGAAACTTGCGTAGTTCCAGAAATTGCGCATCCTTGTTGGTGACACCCACTTCGTGGAATTTCATGCCGTTTTCAAGGACGAGAACTTTGCCTCGGTTCGCGCCAGACTGCGCTTGCTGATAGGACTCCCGAAACACTCGCTTTGCCTCGGCGTCCTTGAAGTTTCCTGGGAACTCGATCCAGCCGCCGGTGGGCTTGGCGTCATTTGCAAAAAATCGTGCGCCATAGTCTTGCGCGGCCAGCGCCATGCCCAGACTCTCGCGGGCGAGCTCAATCGGGCTCATACCCACCAAGCCGTCGGAGGACAGTCCCCGCAGATGCCACACTTCGCCGCGAGGCAAAACCAATTCAGCCCCTCCGGCCTGACTGATCCGGTATCGGTAGTCACCGTTGGAGAGCATCTCCAGCGTCACCCGATCCGGGTGAATGGGCAGCAGCTCGGTAATTTCACCTTTTGCATTGGCCAGAATCTGGCAGTACGCATTGCCGCGTAGCGTCAGGTGGCCCTGAAGCATCTCGCGCCATTCAAACGGATTCTGGTAGCGGTTGGGCGTGCGGGCCAGCCGGTGATATAGCCAGTGATCTTTGATACGGTCTTTGCCGCCATCGGGTCGGGTCCGGTAAACCACGATGGGCAGCGAGGCCATGGTTTCCGACAAGATGCGAACGCATGCATAGACGGCTGCTAAGCGCATTGCGGCATCGGCAGACACCCGCATACCGGAGACACTTCTTGACCCGGCCGGCTCAAAATAAAAATCGCCCCAGGGCGATCGGTCGGCCCGATACGCTTTGAAGCGATCAAAAAAACTCAGTAATCCCATGGGATTAAAGCAGCATCAATTCGTAATCAGTGCCCAGCACCACCGCGTCACCCGGCTTGATAGCTCTGGAGAGCGCCATGATGAGGGCGACGATGCCGTCGATTTTGTTTTCTGGTCGTTCCTTGCGCGGGTAGATGTTGTCTTTGACATCGAGATGCGCGACGACATTGCTGGCCATCCACGTTAGGACCGGATCGCTGTCATGCGCTAATTTTCTCTGGAGCACCAGCGCTTCAAGGATTTTCATGGGCTCACTGAAGTTAAGAACGGTGGGACGCACTTCGATCATCGGCAGCCCTTCGGCCAGCATGCGCGTTGATAATTGCGTAGCCTGAAACGGGTCAAAGGCCACCGCCTGAATGGCAAACCGAGACGCCATATCGAGGAGGTCAGCCTCAATCCAGCTAAAGTCAATCACATTGCCGGGTGTGACAGTTAGACGTCCTGTGCGCATCCAGCCCGAATACTGGCTATTGCCGGCGCCATGGACAGTGTCTTCAGGCAGGTAGTATTTGCCGAACGTGACATACGCATCAGCAATCTCTGGATGTGCAAAAACCAGAATCAGCGCGGCGATGTCCGTTTTGCTGGCCAGATCCAATCCGATCCAGCAGGGCTGACCAATAAAGTTATCAATGTCCAGACTGGTGTCAGCGCAAGCGTCCCACGCGCGCATATCCATCCATGCTGTATCAGCATTGACCCACTCATTCAAGTGCTTGGTCTTGAAGTTGTTGACTGCGCTGGGCAGTTGCATGGCCTTAGCCTGCAGCGGTCCCAATATCTCAGGTCTGACCGAGATGCCCCAGTTAGGGTTGGCCTTGATGAGTGCATTTTCACTGGTCCAGTCGTCGCCATCGTCTAGGCCGTAGATGATGCCGAACTGCGTGTCATCCTCGAACACGCCATCGAGCAGTTTGGAGACGAAGGTACGCACCTCGTAACAGATGCCTGCCCGGTTGCTACCAGCGGTGGTGATTACCCACAAGAGCGAGTTATCGCGTTTGCCGGTACCGGTTTCGACTACGTCGTAGACAGTACGTGTTTTATGAGCGTGCAACTCGTCAACACATCCAAAGTGAATGTTCAGACCATCAAGTGTCGAACCTTCAGCAGAGAGAGCTTCAAATTTTGAGCCTGACGCCAGCACGTGCATGTTGTGCGCGCCGACGTTCACGGAGAACCGCGTACGAAATCCCGGACTGCGCCGGGCCATCGTTTGGGCATCGCCAAAGACGATCCGTGCCTGGTCGCGGGTGGTCGCCAGCGAGTACACCTCGGCACCGCCTTCGTGATCAGCGGCCAGCATGTAGAGCGCCACCGCTGAGGACAAGGTCGATTTGGCGTTGCCGCGAGGGACCTCGATGTACGAGCGCCGAAAACGTCGTTTGCCATCGGGTGTCACCCATCCAAACACCGTCGTCAGGATGAATACTTGCCACGGCTCCAGACTAATCGGCTCACCCGCCAGCGGCCCCTTCACGTGCGGTAAACGCTCAATGAACGCGCACAGGTTATCTGCGGGGCGAAATCCCCGGCCATTCCGGTCGCTTAGCTTCGGGTTGAAGCGATACGGACTGTCTCTCCCTTTGAAGCGAGCCAGGTCGTTCAACTGACGCTGACAGGCCAGTTGCACCCAGTGGCAGGCCGGGATTGCACCGGTGACCACAGATTGCGCGTACTGTTTTGCTGTGGCGGCATAGGAAGAGTTTGCCATTGTGGAAATTTTTAGACTATTCCTGTTTGACGTTATTAACGCCGTTCGGTAATATCAGGCATGCCGATCCAATCGTTCCGATGTGCCGACACCGAAGCCCTCTATCGCGGCGAGCGCGTCGTTCGTTGGGTCAATATTGAGCGGGCAGCACTTCGTAAACTCACCCAACTCGCGGTGTCGCCGCGTTTGGAAGACCTTCGCGTTCCTCCTGGCAATCGTCTAGAGTTGTTACGGGGAGACCGGGCAGGGCAGTACAGCATCCGCATTAACGATCAGTGGCGGGTTTGTTTCGTGTGGGCTGACGATGGTGCCCACGATGTGGAAATCATCGATTACCACTAAAGGAGTTTGATCATGACCAAAATTGCACCGGTTTCTCCCGGCGAAATGTTGCAGGAAGAATTCCTCAAACCTTTGGGGCTGACCTCCTATCGACTGGCAAAAGACATTGACGTCCCCGCGACTCGAGTCTACGACATCGTCTCTGGAAAAAGGGCCGTGACAGCTGAAACCGACCTGCTGCTTTGCCGGTATTTTGGGCTGACTGATGGATGGTGGCTGGCCGTACAGTCTCATCACGACACGCACGTCGCTCGTCGGGAATTAGGCAAGCGACTCGACGCGATTCCTCGTTGTTCTTTGCTGGATGAAGCTACAGCACACTGACGGATCATCCTGCAATCAACCCGCTATTTCAGCCCAGGGGTCGTCCTGCGATGCAGGCTCTGGCGACACCTGGACGCGTGAGCGGGACGCAGGCGTAAACCCCATCTCTGACTCGTAGCCCTTCATCTCCTGCGCCAGATCCCGGATGACATCCATCAACGGCGAACGCCGCAAGATTCCACTGGGTGTTTTGATGATCATTCCAGCGACACCAGACCGATTGATCTTCGCCAGCGCTTCTCGGTAGAGGCCCGCACAATTTGCCCAGCGTTCCAGCACGGCTGCATCCAGTGACGAAAACAAACCAGGCGGCGCATTCTGAATAGCGTAGGTCCAGGCTTCCTTAGCAATCTCCGACATGTACTCTGGCGGCTCGCCCAACAGCCCCTGCGGACGAGGTTCGTTTGGATTAGTGCGGCACTTCTGCAGCGTACCCTTAATTTTTTTGACGGCAACTGGTAAGGGTTTACGGCCGGCCATCAGTCATCCAAAAAAAGTTTTTCATTTTGCACGCACAAAAATGTGGGCAGGCGCGCGCATCGCTGGTTGCCCATCGTAGAGATTTGACCCCCCTAGGGGGTCTTGCGGCTGGATGCTGCTTCCTTGGCCGTTTTACGGTTGTGGCAAGGGATGCACAATGGTTGCAAGTTCGCCCGGTCAAACCTGGCACCGCCCAGTTTGATCGGCTGGATGTGATCCACCACCTTTGCAGCGACGAGCCGGCCTTTGGCTGCACAAGACGCACACAGCGGGGAAGCTCTCAACAGCGCCGCTCTGATCCGACGCCACTCGTTGGACTGATAAAAACCCACTTCCGTATCAAAGCTTCGGCGTGCCCGTCCATAGTCACGGTGCACTGCGACACGATGCTTCGGACAAAAGCCGGGGATGTCGAGAACGGCCCCGCAGCCCGGGTATCTGCAAGGGGTAGGGGCACGTTGGGGCATCCTCGACACTATTCAAAAAAGAAGCGGAATCAACCAACAGTCCGCGAGAATTCACTTGTCTTCTCTGGGTGTTGAAGCGTTCATACGAACCCGATCAACTGCATCCATAGGAGCGACATCATGCGCAATGAACTGACCGACACCCAACATGCCATCCTGACCCATGCCCACCAGCAGACTGAAGGCAAGATTGTGTGGTTACCCGAGCACATCAAGGGCGGTGCACGCCAGAAGGTGCTGGATGGTTTAATTAACCGAACATTGATTACGCAAATCGCTGACGACTGGTTCATCGCTGCCGAGGGCTACGATGCGTTAGGCGTACCGCGTAAAGCGTCCGTCACTGCTGAAGTGATTAATGAGATCATCGAATCAGCTTCGTTGAAGCCGTCCCGCATACACGACAACACCAAGCAGGCTCAGGTGCTTGCCATGTTAAAGCGTCCTGAGGGTGCGACGATCCAGCAGATCTGTGAAGCCACCGGATGGAAGCCGCACACGGTGCGGGGCACCTTCGCTGGCGCCTTCAAAAAGAAGCTGGGCTTGGAAATCATCTCAATCAAAGAAGCAGACCAGGGCCGAGTCTACCGAATTGCTCAGTAATGATTCCTGGCTCATGCTTTGTTCTCTACCGGTTGAATGACCATAGTGGCTTTTTGGCCGGTAAATTCTTCCCACCGTTTGATGATCACGTCCACGTACTTCGGATCGAGTTCAATCAAGCGGGCGCGGCGTCCCGATTTTTCACAGGCGATCAGGGTCGAGCCAGAGCCACCGAAGGGGTCCAGCACCAGATCTTTCGTCTTGCTGCTATTGCGGATTGCCCGCTCAACTAATTCGACTGGCTTCATCGTCGGATGCAGGTCGTTCTTGGCAGGTTTTTTAACGTGCCAGACATCGCCTTGGTCGCGAGCGCCGCACCAGAAGTGATCGATGCCTTCGCGCCAGCCGTAGAGGATCGGTTCGTATTGGCGCTGATAATCGGATCGTCCAAGGGTGAAAGTATTCTTCGCCCAGATGATGAAGGTGGACCAGCGACCACCTGCTGCTCTGAAAGCTGCTTGCAGTGTATCGAGCTCGGACGAACTCATCGCAATGTAGACGGCCCCCTTGGTGTAAGTCAGGATGTTGTGGCTGGCTTCCATCAGAAAGCCGCCAAAGCCATCACCCAGGTTGTCGTTCAGGATAGGCCGGCTCTTGCCTCGCATCTTGTCTTTGGCCGTGTTGGCATAGTTCACGTTGTAGGGCGGATCGGTGAAAGTCATGTCCACCAGTTCTTCACCCAGCAGAGCCTGGTAGTGCTCAACTTTGGTGGCGTCTCCACAGATCACCTTGTGCTCGCCAAGGATCCAGATGTCGCCTGGCTGAGAGATCGGTGTTTCAGTGACTTCAGGGACGGCATCTTCATCGGTCAGGCCATCGTTCGTAGTCTCGCCGCCGGCAATTAACGAATCCCATTCTTCTGGAGAGAAGCCCGTTAGTCCAAGATCGAATCCAGCGTCTTTCAACTCGGCCAATTCGATGCCGAGTAATTCGTTTTCCCAAGAAGCGTTTTCACCGATCTTGTTGTCGGCCAGGATCAAGGCGCGACGCTGAGTCTCAGACAGATGCTCAAGTGGCACCACAGGCACATCTGTCATATTGAGTTTGCGCGCGGCTAGAAGTCGTCCATGGCCGGCGATGACATTGTTTTGTCCATCCACCAGGATCGGTGCGCTCCAGCCGAATTCGCGAATGCTTGCCGCAATCTGTGCCACTTGCGCATCAGGGTGCTGCTTGGCATTGCGCGCGTAAGGAATCAGCGAATCGATCGCACGGTATTCGATGTGAATGGGATTCATGTAGGTGCAAATGAAAAACCCGCCGGGCGTTGCCACCGGGCGGGTCAGTGTAGAGATGAAGTCGCAGGCGTATCACTTGCGACGGTAGCTAAAATGTACCGCGAATTTCAGCAAAACGCGACATCTTGAAATCGGCGTTTTATCCGCATCTGTTCTCACCGTTTGGTATTCATGATCAACAGTTAGAGACGTCTATCGATCTCTGTGCGAGAGATGGGCTGTGACGAGACCAATTGCAGTTTCCCATCGGCGTTGTGCAGTCCGGGGAGCCACGCCGAAGCGCTTGCCGATCTCGTGCCAGCGCCAGCGTTCAGCCCGCATCCAGACCAGTTTGCGCTGCTCGACTGCCAGACACTGCATCCACTGCATAACCACGAGCATCCGTTCTATTTCAGCGGGCGAGGGTGGGAAGCGATAGGTTGGTGTGTCATCGCTGGCCATGCGCTCATAGTCTGTTCGTACAAACGCAGGCCAGACGTTGAAGTAACCCTGAACGCGAACTGGTGGCAGTCGGTGGGCAGTATGGGCTGCCTCGATGAGCCAGTCGGTGACGTCATCGTTTGTCCATGTCAATGTTGATCCGTTCATCTCACCCCTCCTGCGTATCCAAAGCCCAGTGCAGCAATGCCAGCGCATCTGCCTCGTTGTCATCGGTGACCTGATGACCGAGAGAACGCATGGCATCCATGACCTCTGTTTTGCTGGCATTGCCTTTACCGGTGGCGTGCCGCTTGATCGTCCCGACCGGTACGCCTTGATACGGAATGTTGTGGTGTTCGCACCAGGATGTCAGGGTTGCCAACAGACCGCCGTAGACATGGGCAGCGTCGACGCCGGCGTGCCGGCGCACTTCTTCGAAGTACACGCTATGGATGTCGCTGGCCAAATGGCGTATCTCACTGAGCCAGCGCTTAAAGCGCAGGTAGCGCATGCCACCGCCTTCGTACCGGCTCGGCCGAAAGCTAGTGAACCCATGCGTGAGCTGTCCTTCCATGCTTCGCATTGCCCAACCGGTGGTGGTACCCAAGTCGATTGCCAGCACAACGGTGCGCGATACTGTCACCGGATTAATCAACTGAGTCATCTCCCTGCGTAACGGAGAGAGGGCATCAGCCCCCTCTCCTACGTAGTAGGAGGGGGAGATTTCGCCAACTTCGGAAGTGGCAGAAAGTGAATAAAAACAAGGACTTGGCTCAGTTGGCAACTTTTGCCAACTGCCAACTGCCAACTGAACCGGAAAATGGCTAAGTCGTTGATTCGTAATGGAATTAAGTTGGCAACGGTCTGCCAACTGAATCCAGTTGGCAAAACTTTGCCAACTTCCAGCCCCTTTTTTGCCAACTTGCTCCTGCGTATCGGTGTGTGTGGCATCGCACAAACGCGGGTCTATGCGGGCGTTTTCCAAAGCGCGGCACATGACAGCGTGTGCGTGCTCCTGCGCGCCAATGCGTGCGTGCGCCAATACGCCGTGCGCGAGGTCTCTATCTTGGCAAATCGTGTTCATTCAGACTCCTGTGGGTCATTGCTGTTTTCGGGATAGACCCACACTTCCGGGTTCTCGACGGGCATCGCTGC